CATTTGGCGATCAAGGCAATCTGTGAAGAGCCGGACAGAAAAGATCAAGGTATTATTCGCAAGGTGAAAATAAATACACAAACGACCGATGACATATCGGAAGTCTTTAAAAAAATGGGAGAAAAATATGACTGATTGCCCGCAATGCACCCGCTCTCCGATAGGTATTTGCCATAAATGCGCTATGCTCTACACCGGCGGCCATACGCACGCAGTGGTAATGGAATATATTCTTGGCATCCTTACGCCGGAAGGGCATTGTCTGCGGAGTCATCGCGCTATCGCTGATACCGTGGGTTGTGATCGGGATATAGTATTGAGATTGCTATACAAATTATGTAAGGCTGGCATTTGCAAAAAGGTAAAATATGCCATTTATCGGTTCGATCGTCTGGCAATTCGTTCTGCGATTATTGCAAAAAAACGACTTCAATGCTAACCTAGTACATAGGTCTGCTCGACAAGGAGGCTGAAATGCTTTGGTACATGTTGATAGCCGTGATCGTGTTCATGACTGGGTCTTTCGTGACTTGGGAATGGCATTATTTGTCTTGGTTCTGGGATCATTTGTATTTGCTCATCGGGAAAAAGTGAAAACTAAACCAATAAAATGATAAAGCTTGAATGTCTAGCGCAGATTGATAATGTGACATACAAGACTGATGCTTGCGGAGATAAAGTCGGATCAATCAAATTGTCGTTTATCCCAGAGATTGAAACCCAAGACTTGATAAATAGGTTGCATCAACCTGGTGTCAATGTGAAACTTATTATCGAACAAAATGGATAACGACAACAGCAATACAGAAGTGAAACAGAAAAAAAGTCCTATACCAGGCGCAAAACCATTCGTTAAAGGTGATCCACGCATAAATCGAAAGGGACGGCCGAAGGCTTTTGATTATATCCGTGCCATAGGACAACAGATCGGGCAAGAGATTGTCACGGAAAGCAAAGACGGCAAACAAATCAGAATGAATGCCGCACGCGCCGCACTATGGAAATTATTTAAGCATGATCCATATAGATTCATTGCAATCGCATTTGGCGAACCTCCCAAAAATGTGCAAATTACCGGGGCGGGAGGAGGACCAGTGCAGGTTGATGTTTCGTCCGCATTTGATGAAGAATACCGAAAAAGGCAAGGCTCTAAAACCAAGAACGAATGACCGTCGCGGAGTATGTCGACGCCCGCGAGGATATTGTCACGTTCGCAACGCAATGGTGTAAAACCGAGAAGAAGAACCGGGCGACAAATACAACCGGCATTGAATTATTTCCAACTTTTCCTTACCTCATTGAATTATTGAAATCACTCAATGGCATAGGCAACACGATCGACGAAAAATCAAAGCAAATGCTTTGGTCATGGTCGGCGATGATCGTGGCGCTTTACAAGGTATTATTCCAGGATAGTTTTTCATGCAAGATTTTAAGCCGCAAGGAAGCCTTGGTTGATGACGGCGGGATCAATAGCACCACAGATAGTTTATTTGGCCGGTTACGATTCGTTTACAATCATCTACCTGATGAGATGCGCCTTCCGCTTGAGTTTTCGCACATGAAGATCGTGAACCGAAAAACGGATTCGTTTGTCAAAGGCGAATCCACAAACGCGGAAGCCGGACGCGGCGGGACATACTCTATGGTGATCGCCGACGAGTGGGCATTCGTGCAGAACAGCGAGAGTATAAACGCCGCGATTTCAAACGCTTGCCCGAACAATCGCAAATACGGCAGCACGCCAAACGGCCGCGGCAATAATTTCGCTCGACTTCGTTTTGATCCCGAAAGTGGATTTAAAGTGAATACCTGGCATTGGAAAATGAATCCTGAAAAAAATGTACCTGGATGGTATGAGCAAGAAACACGGAGCCTTACCGATGAACAGCGAGCTAGCGAACTTGAAATCGATTATTCAGGCAGTGTGCACGGCCGTGTTTATTACATGTTCGATCAGGTAAAGCAAGTGTGCGCCATTGAGTACGATCCGCGCTTGCCACTTTATACCGCATGGGATTTTGGCATTGCTGATCCCACAGCTATCATTTGGTTACAAGTTCACCCGTCCGGCGAGATATGGATCATTGACGAATATGAACAGACAGAGCAAGAACCAGCGCATTACAAACGCATCGTATTTGGCAAACCCTACAGCCCCCGGGTTGAAGACATCGGTGATCCAGCGGTGCACTCCCGCGGTGCAAATATGCAATCATGGTTCTCTTTGCTCATACCTGAGATTAGGATTCAGACGCCGCCGTCTATGTCGTACAAAGACCGCATCATCACCACGCGTGCGCTTATCCCGCGTCTGCGTGTCGCGAAGCATTGCGTTAAATTCCAGGAGCGCATCGCAAATTATCGCTACCCGACAAACGATGTCGGCGCAGTGGTTGACGATTCAAAACCAATCCACGATTGGGCTAGCCATATGATGACGGCGCTTGAGTTTTTCGCATGTCGTAAATATCCAGTGCAACGTCTCGGTGTCACAGCCGCGCGTATCAGTAAACAAAAATTTAAAAGGCCTAGTATCGGATACGGGCCACCGAGGTGAAAAATGAATGAATCCCTTTTTGACTCAATGGCTGATGATGCAGTATTGCAAACGTATTTGAACTCATTTGCCGACAATGTGGAGAATAGACAGGCTCGATGCAAAATGCGACTATCTATTTATCATGACGATTGGGCGGAGTATTTAGAAAAGATGCTTCGGCAGATAATCAATCCCGAAACATTTGCATCGTTGCAACTCATGCCGGACACATCTCAAAATTTATTTAAAATGGTGGTCAATCAAACCTCGCGTCTGTATCATGTTGCTCCTGATAGGTCTGTAAAAAGTCCAGGACCTGACGGTGAGGGTCAAGAAACGCCATATGACGATATTGATCTTGATGAGGTCATGTCATTGGGGACGCATTACCTACGGGCGTTAAAAGATGTCGGCTTTTACGTGAGCTGGGATGCGGAAGCGAAATGTTGCAGAGTATCATTGATCACTGGTGAGAATTGTATTGTCATTCCCAAAAAGGAAAATCCCAGAGAGGTGGAAGCGTTATGGTGGCGCGTCGAGAATGCTGATCGGCCAAATGTCACCGTAAATGGGAAAGCATTTAAGCTCAAAAATGAAGATGTCAATACCTTTGTTTTTTGGAATGCAGAACAGCATTTCATATTCCGCCAAAAAAAACAACAAGGCCAATCGACTGTAGCATATATTGATCCTACCGAGTTACAACCAGAAGACCCAGGGAGTAACCCGGAAATGATAAATCCATATGGCCGTATTCCGGTAGCATGGGCGCATGAGCAAGCACGGCCAGGCATGTTTTGGAATACATCGGACGGAGATGATATTGTCAAGGCGACGCTTCTTTGCGCGATCAAAAAGACATTGAAGCTCCACACATTTAAACACAACAGTTTTAAGCGCGTCTGGTTATCGATGCCGAGTGGTGATTTGGCAAACGAACAGATCAACGACCCCACTCAGGCACTCATAGTTGATCAAGGCGGGGCTGTTGGCGTGTTAGATTTACAGGTTGACTTTACGCAAATTGATGGTGCCATTCAGTCCGACATTGACCATACACTCGACGTGTACGGAATGAAACTTAATCAAGGGCAGACTATAGGGAATGCACCACAATCGGGGATTTCGCTTGAGATAAAAAATGAGGTGATGAAAGAAGTTCGGGAAATGCTGGTCAAGATTTTTATGCGCGTAGAGTTGGAATTGTTTGACATCATCCGCATCGTGCATAATTATCATGCCGGTCAGGAAACTGGAATAGAATTGATACCGGAAGATGTCGAATTGTCGATTACTTATAACGAGATTAAGCAGATCGTAGACCCTAAGGTTGATCGTGAAGAATGGGATTACAAAAAAGCAAATAACCTATGCTCGCCAGAGGAATACTACACACATTTCAAGCCCAAAACTACGCCGGATCAGGCACGTGCAGCGCTTGAAGCGAACGCATCGGCATGGGCTGAAATCAATGGGCGCAATCAGGCACCGTTTAATTTGTCAAACGCATTCGATAGCATGAAGAAAAACAAAGCAATGCCAGAGACCAAAATGGTGACAGGATGAAGGGTTGGAAACGTATCATCAACGATATTGAGGAGCAAGCGGCAAAAAAAGTGGAACCGTTTTTTCCAGAGCCCACAATTGATCTAAAACAACTCCGTAAGCAAACGATACTCATGATCGCGGCGATCCAGCCGGAATTGATGCGGGCGTATACCGAGGGAGTTTTGTTCGCGCGTGAAATTTTAAAAGGTGAAGGTACGGAAATTAAAATATCCGGGGCCAAATTGTCATTTAGTGGGATTGCTGGCATGGTAGATTTGACGCAACGTGACATCGATATGGCATGGGAGCAGATGGCTGGGCGGATTGTTATCGATTACGAATGGATGCGATTGACGGGAATGTCGAATGAGGGGCGGGCGGCCATGTTCGCAACGGGAGATGGCGAGAAGCGATGGCTGCAGGCGATCAATAAAGTGCAAAGAATTATGATGAACACCGTCAACAGAATCTCGGATGCGGGATATTATGATGGGTTAACAAACCATGCCGTTTGATATTTTCTCCGCAAAATTACGTTGGCACATTGTCGGCGGGTCCCATGGCGACGGTCGGAATTGTGACGGGTGTCTTGCTAGATCAACATGGCCATCTCGTACGTTGGCGCAGTGGCAGGATGAGGGTGTACCCGGGGCGGGTACTACGGAATGTGAGGACAATTGCCGATGCGTCCTGCTGCCGGAATCGTATGGGCAAGTGAAGCAAGAAATGTGGGGTGAACAGGTAAAGCCAGGCATCGTTGACTATACAATATTCGACCGGCTGAATGCGGCCATAGAAAAATTCAAACTTGATTTCAACGGTGCCAAACTACCGGCGAGTTTTTACGAATTAACAGAGGTCACAGAACGTTTAGCTCTTATGACCGGCATATTGGATGGTACAATCCCGTTTGTCCCTGGCGAGGAAAACTAATGGCTTACAATGGTGTGCGCCTCGAAGGGATAGACGAAACAAGACGTTGGTTGCAAATGATACAGGATGAAATCAACAGCGAAAACGGTGAATATGTCGGCTTGAAAGATTCAATCGTGCGCGAGATTGCCGGACGAACTCTGTCCGGTAAGGATGTAAACGATAGGCCATTCAAAAGCAAAAAAGATGGGTCATCGTCAAACTTATTCGCGGATAAAAAACGGGGAGCATTTTCTGGACACATGATTGATTCGATGCGGTCAGAAATTGAAACGGGTCATGGATGCCAAATAGTCATTACTCAAGATGAACCGATCTATGGCGAAGTGCACAATGTCGGCGGAATGGCAGGCCGCGGGCATGGGTTTAGGATGCCAAAGCGCGAATGGTTTGGAATTACATGGCAAAGGTTGAGCCAGATTTTTGATTTGCATATGAAGCGCCTTGCTGACAAGTTTGAATCGACAAAACCAAAATGATTTATCCCCTGCAATACCTGGTGGAGACAACAAACTGGCGTGCTCCAATCGCCATCATAGGAAACGGTGAGAGTCAAACGAAATGGCGAATGAATCCCGCCTTGGTTGATGTATGGGCGATCAACCGGGCATTGTGGGCATACGATCCGCCATTGTGTTTGACTGCCGCGGATCATGCGGAATTCATGAAACGTTTTTATGCTGTTCGCGGGAAGCATACGGCGGTTATAGCTATATCCAGTGAGGACGCCATGCTTCATGGGTTGCGGAGAGTATCGACGTTTAACATGGTCATGGATTTCGTGATGCAATATGCATGGTCAACCATTTACCTGTATGGTATTGATATGTCAGATGATCGGGATTGGTCAGGTATTGCCGGAGCATTTGCGCTGTCTCTAAAACAGCATCACCCGCATGATTTGCGTTATGTCGGTAATGCAAATCCGAAACTACCAGCATTGACTCCAGTAGAACCAGATCATGATCACCTTCTGGCAATTTGATTTTCGATTGTTGCTATATTGCAAAATGTAATGCATAATGGAATAATGAGCAATCTCAAGGAGATAGTCAATGATAAATGAAGCGGCAACGCCGGAAAAGTCTGCAAACACTCGCGATGCGGGAGTATCCGATGATTCGCACCCGGATAACTTGGAGGCTTTAAAAGCGAAGGTACGGGAATGTTTAGGGGAAATACGCGGATTAAAGGACAAAAACAATGGCCTTACGGCTCGGCTTGAATCGTATGAAGTTGAAACAAAAAAACAGAAAGATGCAACATTGGCAGAGCAAGGCAAATGGAAAGATATCGCCGAAAACAAGGACAAGGAATTGACGAAAGCCAAAACCGACGCTAAAAGTTTTCGTACTATGGCCGCCGCAATCAAGGCTGGAATGGTCGAAGATGCGGATGCTATAAACATGTTTGTCGGCAATGTTTCCGATGATTTCAGCAATATCGCCGAAGTAATTGCGGATCAAAAGAAAAATCGTCCTTATTTATTCCCCGCACAAGCCCCAGAACAAAAACCCGGAGTGAACAAAGGACTCGCGCCTGTCATACGCACAGGCACACCGCAGGCTATCTCTCAGGCACAGATTGACAATGTAAATCAGGCATACATACAACGAAAGATCAGCCATGCGGATTATCAAAAATTCATGTCCGACGTGGAGAAAGCCAAAGCTCTCTCTTTGTAAATTGTCGGGCATCAGCTACAGGAGGCTACCATGGCTGATGGAGATACTGGGTATATCACCCCTACAACCGCTGCAACGTTAATTCCTACGTTGCAACTTGATAAGATTCTTATGGCGCTCATGCCTAATTT